AATAAACTTGATGTTCCTTGGCTTTTATTCTGTCTTTTAATTATAATTATAGTATTTAAGGATTTTCATAAAAGACTTTTATGAAATTAGAAGAAATAAATTTTCCAATATATGTAGTCGGAACGGAAGATACAAAAACTGAAGATGGAATTGTCTTTGCAGATAATAAAGTTTTAGACGATACTAATATGAGTGGAGATACATTAGGGGCGAGAAGATTACAGACAAGTCTTCCTAATTTATACCCATTAAGATACATGATAAAATCATTATCAGGATTAGTAATGCATAGAGGCTATATGTATATAGATTCTTTAGGAAAGCTTTTTTCATATACTAAACAAAATTTCTTTCCATTAATATATCATAAAATATTGAATGTGGAAAAGAAAGATATAGTATCTTTACTATGGTTAAAAGATATAAATTTTCCTATAGAAGTAGAAAGACCTCCTGAAGTGGAATATATGTGGGCAGGTATTATATATAAAAATACTCTTCCATGGTTTTTTTATGAGTATTCAACCGAATGGAAAAAAGATACAAGAAGAAAAATATGAAAGCAGTACTAAGTAATAGAATTTATATAGAAGTAAATGATCATCTTGAATCTATAATTGATAAACAACTAACATATAAAATACCTTCATATAAACCGACTGATCCACCTGAAGTTATAAAGAACATGGGATTTGTCAGGAACGGGTTAGTGACTATGCCTATAGGTAGACAAGATTTAATACCTACTAACTATGAGATAGTTGATAAAAGAAAGAAAATTCCAGTAGAATTTCCTCCTTTTAAGTTCGATTTAAGACAGAGCCAAAGTGAAGTTTACAGAGATGTTTATGATAATTGTATAATAAACGCTTGGGTAAGTTGGGGGAAGACTTTTACCGCGTTAGCAATCGCAAGTAAACTTGGACAGAAAACATTAGTAGTAGTGCATACATTAGCTTTAAGATCACAGTGGGTAAGAGAAGTACAAAAGGTCTTTGGAATTGAAACTGGAATTATAGGTAGTGGAAAATTTAATATTGATAGTCCTATTGTAATTGGAAATGTCCAGTCTTTATACCGAAGAATTCCTGACATAATAAATGAATTTGGATTATTAATTCTAGATGAAATGCATCATGTTAGTAGTCCTACTTTTGCAAGAGTTGTAGATAAAAGTCGAGCAAGATACAAGATAGGATTATCAGGCACAATAGAAAGAAAAGATGGTAAACATGTAGTTTTCAGAGATTATTTTGGACAAAATGTCATTACTCCCCCAAAAGAAAACTACATGACTCCAACTATAGATATAATTCATACAGAGATTAGATTCTTAGACGGAGCAGCCATTCCTTGGGCTAGAAAGATTAATCAGTTGGCTTATAATGAGGAATACAGACATTCAGTATCATTAATAGCAAGTGCTTACGCAGCTAAAGGACATAAAGTTTTAGTAGTAGCAGACCGAGTTGATTTGCTAAAAACTTGTGCTGAATTGAGTGGAGATAAAGCACTAGTTATTACAGGAGAAGTGCCACATACAGAGAGACCTAAAATGATGAATAGGATATATGATGATAAAGACATCCTTTATGGAACACAGTCTATATTCTCTGAAGGTATTTCTCTTAACTGTTTAAGTTGTTTACTTTTAGCAACTCCAGTTAATAACGAACCTTTATTAACACAGCTAATAGGAAGAATAATAAGGCGGGAAGAAGGTAAGAAGACCCCCGTGGTAATAGATATTAATCTGTTGGGCAAGACTGCCCGCAGACAAGCGAATAATAGGTTAGGATACTATATGAAGCAAGGGTATGACATTAATCACCTTTGAAATTTAGTTCTTGACACCGAGTTAAAATTTTGGTATAATAGTGATACGATTTAATTGGAAAAAGATTTTAGAAGCAACTAAAGGCAAGGAAAATGAAATACTGCTAATAGTGCATTCACTTACTTATAATCTTACACCTAGAAATTATCGTGATCCATTATATAAATATTTTGGAAAAGACTGGTCAGGCTTCAGTTTCTTAGTAAACCCCGAAGCTGTCTTTATAAATAGACCACAGTTCTCTGATCGAGAATGGGTAGAGTATGTAGCTGTCGCTAGTTATAGAAATTTAAATGCCTATTACGATTCGAGAAAAACAACGATAGACCTTTTACACTTACCAGTGTCTGAGGACGCAATTAACAACAACAGGCTACTGAAGATTGAAGATAACAAAGTACATTTTCGATTTGAAGAAGTCACTTAAAGGAGAAAAACAATGGCTATAAAATTTGGTCAGCTTGAGGGCAAAGCAAAGAAATCAACTATTAATCAATTCACATATAGAGATGGCGACAATGTCGTTCGTATGGTAGGTGATATACTACCTAGATATGTATATTGGGTTAAAGGCGAAAACAACAAAAATATTCCTATGGAATGTTTATCTTTCGACAGAGATTCTGAAACCTTCAACAATATAGAAAAAGACTGGGTAAGAACCTTTTATCCAGATATGAAATGCGGTTGGGCATATGCAATTCAATGTATAGACCCAGGCGATGGACAAGTAAAAGTCCTGAATCTAAAGAAAAAATTGTTAGAGCAGATAATGCTTGCAGCAGAAGATTTAGGCGATCCAACAGATCCTGAAACAGGTTGGGACATACATTTTAAACGAGTAAAGACTGGTCCGATGGCATTTAATGTCGAGTATCAATTACAAGTTTTGAGATGTAAAACAAGATCATTAGACGAAGCTGAAATGGCATCTATTGCCGAACTTCGATCAATGGATGATGTTTTACCTAGACCTACTGTGGAAGCACAAAAGGAACTCTTGGAGAGGATTAGATCTTTAGGAAATGAAACTCCCGATGAAGTCGCAAAGGAATTTAGCAACGGAAATAAAAAACCGTGGTAGACAAAATTCTGTTTACTGCCGACTGGCATTTGAAGCTGGGACAAAGGAATGTCCCAGTTTCGTGGGCTCGGAATAGATTTAGGCTCTTTGTTGAACAAATTAGACAGTTAGAAAATGACGTAGATTTACACATTATTGGAGGAGATTTATTTGATAGAATTCCTTCGATGGTAGAATTAGAGTTATACTTTGAATTTATAAGTGGAGTAAAAATTCCCACATTAATATATGACGGTAATCACGAGGCTACAAGAAAAGGCAAAACGTTTTTTACACAACTAAAAAGTGCAACAACAGAACTAAATCCTTTGGTAGAAATAATTGATTATATCTATAAAGGTGAGCACTTTGGTATACTTCCCTATTGTGAGTTACATAGGAAGTGGCACATTAAACAATTCAATATAAGGCAACCGCTATTTACTCACGTTAGGGGAGCTATACCTCCTCACGTAAGTCCAGAAGTGGACTTAAAAAGATTCGCACACTTTCCAAGAGTGTTCGCGGGCGATCTACACAGTCATTCTAACACACAATTAAACATTGTATATCCTGGTAGTCCAATGGCTACACAATTTCACAGAACTAAAATAGAAACAGGCTACTTGCTAATCGACACAAGCCAGTGGAACTGGAAGTGGCACACCTTCAAATTGCCACAACTGGTGAGAAAGACCATAACCGATCCAAAGGAAATGGTTCCCACATCTTACGATCATACGATTTATGAGATCGAAGGAAATGTGACAGATTTAGCAGGAGTCGAAAATACAGAATTATTGGATAAGAAGATAGTTCGTAGAAAAACTGAGGCAGCGTTAATTCTCACCAACGAAATGTCGATTGAAGATGAATTGATAGAGTATCTCAGTTATATTTTAGAATTAAAAGATGAACAAGTAAAGGAGATTTTAGGGGTATATCATGATTACTCTCGGGACATTGCGATGGGATAATTGCTTTAGTTATAGTACGAACAACCATGTTGACTTAGCTAATAGTAATTTAACACAACTTATAGGCACGAATGGTGTTGGTAAGTCGAGTATTCCTTTGATACTTGAAGAGGTCTTGTACAACAAGAACAGTAAGGGAATCAAAAAAGCAGATATACAGAATAGATATTATAATAAAGGTTATAATATCTCATTGGATTTTAAGGTTGAAAGAGAGCAGTATAAGATAGAAGCTCGTCGCAGTCGTGGTATAATTAAAGTTAGGCTTTTAAAAGATGGAAAGGATATTTCTAGTCATACCGCGACCAATACTTATAAGACTTTAGAAGGTATTTTAGGCTTAGATTTTAAGACTTTTTCGCAACTCGTATATCAAAACACAAACGCAAGTTTACAGTTTTTAACGGCTACAGATGCAAATCGGAAGAAATTTCTAATAGATCTGTTTTCGTTAGATGAATATTTAAAGTTTCATGAGATTTTTAAGAAAGGTGCAAAGACACTTAACCAGGAGTTTATTTCTTTTAATGCAAAGACGGAATCAATACAAAATTGGCTTCATAATAACAAATTAACAGATACTACCATACTACCTATGAAAATTTTGAAAATCGATACGAGTAATGATGAGAAGCGATTAAGGAGTTTATTAATCGATTTTGAAAATATTAATTCCACAAATCGAAAAATCTCAGAAAATGAGATGAAGAAGCATCTGTTAGCAAGTATAAAGATTAAAGATATTGCAGGAATTAAAAAACCTAAACAAATGATTACTGCTGATCTTAGTAGAAAAGTCGGAGAATGCGGTGCACAAATTTCTCAAAGCCAAGACATGATTGACTCGATTAGTGAACTTGGTACAAAATGTCCGACTTGCTCTCAGGAAGTAGATCCTGAATTTGTGCATGAGTTGATAACAAAGAATTTAGATGATGCAAAGTTCATGGCAGAAACGCAGTTAAAATACGAATTAAAAATTGCGAAGATTCAGGCAGAAGTACAAGAGTATGAGGAAGCTGTGCAAAAACGTAATGAGTGGACAGACTTAAAACGCAGTATAGATGATAGTTTAGATAATGAGCCGATTGACGCGGTTTGGCTTCAGGATAACATCGAGAAATTAGAAGAAAAGATAGCGGAAACTCAGAGTGAGATACAAGTGATAATGAAAGAAAATGAGAAACGTGCAGCCAGAAACACCAGAATTCAAGTGATACAAGAACAAACAAAAGAGTTTGAAACTGAACTTAATGGGATACAAGAAAAGCTTTCAAAAATTTCGGCAAAACTCTCAAATTTAGAAATACTTAAACGAGCTTTTAGTACAAGCGGACTTATAGCTTATAAGATTGAGAACCTTGTAAAAGATTTGGAAGACATGACAAACGACTACTTAGCAGAACTTAGCGATGGTCGTTTTAGTATAAACTTTGTTGTGAATAACGACAAATTAAATGTAGAAATAACAGATAATGGAAAGACGGTCGCAATTACCGCACTTTCCAGCGGTGAGTTGACGCGAGTTAATACTGCGACACTAATTGCAATTCGGAAACTAATGAGTAGTATTTCGAAGAGTCGTATCAATGTATTGTTTTTAGATGAAGTCATCAATGTATTAGACGAGGCGGGTAGGGAGAAGCTCGTTGAGATTTTACTAAAAGAAGAAGAACTAAATACATACGTAGTATCACATGGCTGGACTCACCCCCTGTTAGACAAGATTGAAGTAATCAAAGAGAATAATATATCGAGACTAGAATGATAAAAATACGAAAAATATGGGATATAATACCTATACCTATTATAATAACGGATCTATTACCAAAGAAGTTTGGTGGAGGTACATTAATTTGTATAGTCCTCATTAGACCAAAACACAAAGACAATGAAGGACTGATACAGCATGAATTAACTCATGTAAAACAAAATCTGAGAACTTTATTGTTTTCAGGGTTTAAACAGAACTGGAGTAAGCAACACAGACTAGATAGAGAGTG